GCATTCTTATGGGTGTCCATTCGGTCCTCCGGGGATTGGCTAAAGCTTCGACAACTTCAGCTTCCTCGTTTCGGGCCGGATGGACAACCTCCTGAAAGCTCACATCTAGCGTTCAGATGACCGCTCCAGATCTTGCGGATGTGAAAACCTCCCGGCGGGCGGGATCGACCCGCTTCGCAAGCCGGCCGCTGCAATAAATATATCGTTGGCCGGCGCCTCCGATGGCTGCCGTTGCCGGACCGGGGCAGCTAGACTGCCGCCTTCGGATGGCGGGGACTGCAATGCGACGGCGGGAATTTGTCGGCCTCCTGGGCGGCGTGGCGGCATGGCCGCTGGCGGCAGGCGCACAGCAGGCGAAGCCGGTCGCCCGCATCGGCCTTTTCCTCCCGCCGCCGCGAAATCTGGAGGTCGACGCGTTTCTCGCCGGGCTTCGCGATTTCGGCTGGATCGAGGGCGACAACGCCCATGTTGAATATCGCGATGCCGGCGGCGACGACAGCCGGCTGCCGGCGCTGGCGGCCGAACTGGTCGCCCTCGATGTCGACGTTCTCGTGACGGCGACCTTTCCCGGGATTCTGGCCGCGCGCGGCGCCACGACCAAGATTCCGACGGTGATGATCGTGGACCCCGATCTGGTGACCATCGGCCTTGCGGCCAGCATGGCGCATCCGGGCGGCAACATCACGGGACAGACCTTTTTCCTGACCGAGCTGGCCGCCAAGCGGCTTGAGATTCTCGCCGGCCTTGCGCCCGCGATGACCCGGGCCGGGGTGCTGTTGCAGCGGGGCAATCCCCTCAACGCCGGCACCATGAGCGCCATGACGGCCGCCGCGCAGGTCTTGAAGTTGCAGCTTGCGCCGATCGAGGTGGACGTCCCCGGCGACCTGCAGGGCGCGCTGGCGGCTGTCGCCGCCACCCGCGTGGATGGCCTCGTGATCACGGACGCCAACGCGTTCGTCACCAGCCCGATCGTTGCCGCGATCGTCGCGCAGTGCCGCGTCCCCGCGATTGCCGCGCCGGTGCTGGCGTCCCGCGGCGCCGCCCCGGTGGGCTATGGGGTGGACTTCACCGCCATGTTTCGCCGCGCCGCCGGTTTCGTCCACAGGATCCTGAAGGGGGCCGATCCCGGCGACATCCCGATCGAGCAGCCGACCCAGTTCAGGACGGTCGTCAACCTCAAGACCGCCAAGGCGCTCGGCGTCGAGATCCCGCCGGCCGTGTTGCTGCGCGCCGATGACGTGATCGAATGAGGCGGCGGCCTCCGCTGTCGCCGGCTTCGGGATGGCGCGGCGGCGAACCGGTGTTCGGGTTCGCGTGCGGATCCCCCCGCCGGATCACGCGGCCGGCTCGCCCGCGGCCGTGCCGCAGGCCGCTCCGCCCGTCGCCGCTTGTTCAGATCGGTCCCGATGTTTTCCCGCGAATCGCCAGCGACCGCTTGAACACCTGTTCGGCATCGGCCATCCGGCGTTGCGTCTTGTAGAGATCGGCCAGGTTCTCCAGCACGTCGGCGAGATCCGGATGGTTCGGGCCGAGGGTCTTCTCGAAGGTCGCCACCGAGCGCTTGAACATCCGCTCGGCCTCGGCGTTGCGGCCCTGGCGCGCGTACAGCGCGGCCAAATTGTTCAGCGCCTGCGCGATGTCGGGATGGTCGGGTCCGAACGCCTTCCCGGTCACGATGATCGCGCGCTTGAGCAGCCGCTCGGCGTCGGCATAGCGCTGCAGGTGGATGTAGGCGTCGGCCAGGTTGCTCATCAGCACCGTGGCCTCGGGATCGTCGGGGCCGTTGGCCTTGTCGAGGATGGCGAGGCCGCGGGCGAACATCGGCGCGGCCTGCGCGTAGCGGCGCTGGTTGCTGTAGACCGCGGCGAGGTTGCTCAGCGCCAGCACGATCGACGGGTCGTTGGCGCCGCGCGCCTTCTCGCCGATCGCGAGCGAGCGCTTGAGCAACTGCTCGGCTTCGGGGTAGCGCTTTTCCGCGCGGTAGAGATCGCCCAGATTGTTCAGCACCATCGCGGCTTCCGGATCCTCCGGACCGAGCGTCTTCTCCCGGATCGCCAGCGAGCGCTTGTACAGCGGCTCGGCCACCGGGTATTGGCCCAGGTTGTAATGGATCGTGCCGAGGTCGTTCAGCGGCATGGCGACGTTCGGATCGTCGGGGCCGAACTCTTTTTCGCGCAGCGCCAGCGACTTCTGCGCCAGCGGCAGCGCTTCCTTGTACTTCCCGGCCCGGTAGAGCTCTTTCATCTGCAGCGTGAGCGTGCCCGCCTCGTCCTCCGCCGCGTGGGAGGGCGCGCCGTGCGCCAGGCTCAGGGCGAGCGCGGTGACCGCGACACGGATCGATGCTTTCAGGGCCTTCATCGCGCAGTCCTTCGTCTCGGATGTTCGGGATGTACCTGTGTTTGTGTTGTCGGGGAGCGGATGGGTTCAATGCCGGCGCCGTGGAGCAGCGCAGCAATCACGCCCTATGGCCACCGCGCCTGGCACGAAATGGGCTTACCACGACGGTCCGCCTGTCCTTGGCTGTCAAACCGATATCGCCTTTTGACGCGTTAGCGTGACGTAGCGTGCCCACGTGCCGTCCGTGCAAAGGTCTCCCTGCACAGAGGCGGATTGCGGTCCTCCGCCATGGAACCGGGATGATGCAAGTCAAAAGGAAGTGCGTCACTTGCCGGGCTTGTTACGCCCTCGCGTATCCAGCATGCCATGCGGCCGATGTGCACGAAATCGCTCTCGAGTGGAAACCGGCTTTACTGTTTCCCAGCGGACCATCCAATTGGAGGTACGTACCCCTCCTGAAACATCCAAACTCCCTCATTCTCCCCTCTTTCAAGTATTTCAAATGCCTCGTCGAGGTTTGTAGATGGGGGGACGTCGACCGAATACAGAAATTGCATGCCCGTACTCTTGAAGGTCAGATCTGCGCGTTCGTACGTGCAGCCGATTGCCTTGAGTTCGTTGCAAAGCGCGGTACGCCGCGGCGCCTCGGGAGAAACCAAAATCATGTAGGTCGAGTGGCCGCCTCGCTCTATGACATCCTTGAAATCAAACCAGCCTGGCGCGGCGTTCTTTGTCGGAGTTGCTGTGACGACATCGCAATAGCTTGCGCCGCGAAAATAAAACGGGGAGTTATCCAGGATGAAAGCGCGCGGTTCGTGTTCCTCGATCGGGACCGCCCAAAGCGTTTCCGTCCCACCTCCGGGCCACTCGGAGCTGTCCAGCTCAAAGACTATCTTCACCATTTGCTTCGTCACCGGGGACACTCCGCTGTCTGTCATTGTACCACTGCTCAGGGGCTCGTCCCGACTTTTCCGCGTTACATTCCCGGCATGCTGGAGTTCGATTTGTATCGTCTCCGTTGCCGCCTTGGCGTCGCGGAATGATATGGTCTCCATTGTGCCGTTGCGGATCCGATGGCTGCCCTTTGTTCGTTGGCCTTCCGCAATAGGTGCATGGAGTCCCTTCGGGTTCATCTCGATTCAATCCTCGTGGAAATGGTTTTCCAGCTCGTGGCCCGCCAGCAGACCCCTTCGGTAGCTCTTCAAGCGGCCTGAGTTGTCGGGGAATGCCGATCGGGGGACGGGCAAACAGAGATACCGGTGGTAATGCGAAAAGCTGAGCGAGATGAAATGGCTCAGGGTTCCGAGACCTTTGCAATCCGTCGAGTTGCGCTGTTTTCGAAGTTTGGGCCTGATTGGCCGATTGGTTGGTGAATCGCGGAGTCCCGGTTGCAGCAGAAATATTTGCGCCGTGCCTCGCCGTCAGCGCTTGCTGCTCGTAAGCGATCGGAGTCGTTTGCTCAGCAGCAGCTTGAAAGTACGACGGAGCAGAAAACGCCGCGCTATCATTGAAGAAGCCTGCCTTTGGGCTGCCGCTCGATGGCTCCCACCAATTTGGGAATCCATTGACGAGCGGGATCGGCGGAATAAGCAGGGGGGCGACGACATCGAAATTCGACGGCCGCATCGCGCTCACAGCTGGCATACCGTCGTTCGGTTGCAGTCTTTGACTCAGTGAAGAGCTGTCCGGGTTCTCAAAGTGCCCGGTGTTAACTCCCAACAACCCTGCGCTGACACTTGCGGGCAGCAACGGGGTCCTGATGGGGTCATTATAGGAAACTGCCGCGCGAAGAGACCGATCAGCCGTTGGGATAAGAAATGGTGCTGTTGACTGCAGCGGCGGGAGGCTGATTGGTGCGTTAAGTAGGCCGCCTCGGAAGCCAGGCGGAAGGTCATCAAGCAAGCCCATGATGGAAATCTCAATGTTCAAGCCGCAAGAGTCCGTGCCTCCTCGTCCTGGTTCGTGGAGGAGGAAGCCGAGGCTCTATTGCTGGATCGGACGCTGAAGGGAGGCCGTGTGCGAAGTTTGCTACGGAGAGCGCATTTGCTGAAAAGGGGAGGAAGTATCTAAAACTCCGTCCCCCTGATCCGTCCCGTCGCCATCCGCGCCGAGGTCTCGCTGCGCAGCCCGTCCAGCAGCACCGGGATCTTCGCCGCCATGCGCTGCGCGTTCTGGTCGTCCTCCAGCACGTCTATGTAGAGCAGCATCTTGGCGTGTGAGCGCACCAACTCCTCGGCGTCGTCGGTCCACGCGTTGCTGTCGCCGTCGGCGGCATCGGGCAGCCTGGCGAAGGCGTGCAGCCGCAGCCCATAGACGCTGCCCGGGGTCGGCCACAGCCGGATGGTCTGGTCGACATAGGTGAAGGCCACAGGCTTGCCGCCGCCGGTCATGCCGCCGGCGATCACTTCGAAGTCGTCGGGTTCATAGCGGTCGAGCGGGAAGATCGACTGGTTCTGCGGCAGGTACAGCGCATCGATCCGCACGATGCTGGGAATGATCGCGAGATCCGCTGCGCCATAGGCGGCCTGGCCGGTCACGGTGGTGAGCACCAGGTTGCGGGTCTGGTTGAACCAGAACCGCTCACGGCCGTAGAATTTGATCGTGTCGGCGACGACGTTGGCGATTTGGCTTGTCAGGTCGTCGCGCGTCAGGTCGGAGGCGATCCGCGCCTTGAGTTGCGCCAGCGTTCCCATCGGTCACCTCGGGTGTGGGTTGCGGGACCGGCCGCGGCGGCTGCTCGAGAACAACCGCCGCGCCCGCGTAGTGAAGCCAGATGTTCACTCGGCTTACAGGTCCGTGTCGGGGACGTAGTGGATCAGGACGGTTGCCTGGCCGGTCGTGGCCGCGGTGCCGGTTTGGCTGTACATCACGAACACCCGCGTATCGGCCGCCAATGGACCCGTAGCGGTGCCGCTGGTCGCCGGCTTGATCCCGTTGGTGACCACACCGGCGGCCGTCTCGTCGACATCAGCCGCGGCCACGATGTTGTTGTACGAGCTGGCATTGGTGCCGACGGTCAGCGCGTTGGTGGTGCCGGCATTGAACGCCGTGCCGACGTGCACCGACGTACTGGTGATGATGGCGCCTTTCGGGAGCCACTGCTTGCCGACGCCGGTAGCGATACCGGCGTCGTTGAAGTTGACCTTGATCCGCAGGGTGTGAACCACCTGATACGGCAGCTGGCGGGCGGTCGAGCCCGGAGTTCCGGTAGCCATGTGCGTTTATCCTTGTGATGGGTGATGACGGGGAAAAGCGGCGATCGGCGGCGCCGCGGACGGCGCCGCCCAAACCTTGTCGGTTGAAGGCGTCAGCCGTGCGCTGCCGCGTAGGTGGTGGCGACGATCGTTCCAAAATCCTGGGCGTTGAAGACCGTCTTCTTCAATCCCCAGATGGTCTGGGTCGAGACGCCGAGTTCGCGCTCGTAGTCGAATAGTTCCTCGACCCATTTGTAGTTGACGCCGTCGGAAAACTCCTTGCCGAAGGCCAGCGCGCCGGCCTGCGCGCCGCAGAACACCGCGCGGCGGGTATTGGTCTGCACCGCGCCGGCATTGGAGATGCCGTTGGGGATGCGGTTGGCCTTGTGCAGGATGGTGTTGTTGTATTCACCAAGCGCGCCGGTGTAGATCGGGCTCTTGCTGCCGGCGCCGCCGGCCAGCGCCGCCTTCTGGATGTCCAGCCATTGGCCGCTGCTGGTCGAAGTCCGCAGGTCCGTCACCTGGTAGTCGTGCAGGAACATCAGGTACTTGTTGTCGCCGTCGACCTTGATCGGGCGGATCAGCGGCGAGACGTTGCCGGCCTTCTCGACGCAGATGTCGATCACCTGCAGCGTCATCACCTTGGTGTTGTCGGCGTTGACGGTGGCGTCGTCGCTGCCGACCGTGCGCACGATGTTGTTCGACGACGGCGCGGTGATGACGTTGTTGCCGGCATAGCGCATGTCGGTCACCAGCGTGTTGCCGGCGAGGTGGTTGAACATCGCGGTGTCGAACCGGTTGGAGAACCAGTCCTTCAGCCCCATCTTGGCCTCGTCGCGCAGGTTGAACGGCACCCGCTGCGCGTCGATGGTGTTCTTGTTGCGCACCCGCACCGCGTGCGCGAGCTCGTTGATGGTGACCTTGTCGGCATAGGTTGAGAGCGCCTCCTCGTTGCCGACCAGGGTCTGGCTCTCGGTCACGCCGTCGCCGCTGAGCTGCATGCGCAGCCCGAACGTCACGGCGTCGCCGGCATTGGTGGAGGTCTCCGACTTCAGGTGGATCATGTTGTCGGAGCCGGCGCCCATGAACTTGCCGAAATAGGTTTCTTTCAGCGCCTCGGCCGAGAGCTTCTTGGCCCAAAGCTTGTTGGAAAGCGTGTCGTTCACGCCATAGGTGGTCGATGACATTGCTGTCTCCAAAGAGAGGTGAGGATGTGAAAGGATTGCATGCTTGTCACGCCGAAGCCGTCAGGCGTAGGCGGACTTGTCGCGCCGTAGCCTCTTGGCGAAGGCGGGTGCCCCACGTAACGCCGTGGGCTGGCGGGCTTGCCACGCCGAAGCCCTCTTGGGCGAAGGCGGGTCACCGAAGTCACGTCTTCGGTGCGGGACGGATGGCGATTAACGTCCGCCGGACGACAGCAGATGAAACAGGCTCTGCGGGTCTTGAGAAACATCGGGCAAGCCATCGGATCGCACAATGTGCGGCTGATAAACTCGGCGGTCCGGATTGGTTGATATGCTGTTCTGCCCGCAAGGAAGGGCCGATCGCACCCGGATGTGCCGAAACGTCGGCGGCGGTTTGCCCGGGTTATTCCAGATAGAAATCCCGGCCGGCGCTGAAGTGCAGCGTCTTATTGTCGAACCGGGTATCCGCACTCATGAAGATGACCGCGACGCCATTGATATTACATATCGTATCGGCGGGAACGTCCCGTCTGTCATATGGCACGACGGACGGACCCTCGCGGACGACGGTGTGGTCAGGAGACGCGTGTATCGCCCACACGATGCCGGCGATCCATGGCGTAAGGGGATAGGTCCGATCGAAGCCTTGAACGGCTGAAAGGATCCGCGCCTTGGCAGATTCGGCAATCTGAAAATTGCTGGGCCTGTTTTGCATGGCTCGATGTCACCGCTCTTTCGGGGAATCCGTGCATCCATCCATTTCTAATATGGATAGTACGAGGGACACTGAAAGGAAGCCAGCGTTTCAAGACGGCGATAGGAACCGTCTGGACAGAGGTAAAGGCACAGCCTGTTGCCCGGTGCGGCAATGCCAATGCTGGGAAGTGGTTTGCATGCCCAGGGAGGAGCGTTATCGTTCGCCGGCAAGCCTGTTTTCTGAATATTGCCGCTCTCCGGCAGCGGAACAGGCGGAGCCGCCGCGAAGAGTCCGTCCGCGTTTGCGTTCAATGACGGTGACAGTGAGGAGCGCGAAAGCTCCACCTTCGAATCCGCGGCAGGCGTCAATTCACTGGAGTCGACCTCGGTCGCAGGCGCGAACAGCGGGGCGGTAACTGTCTGTGGCGGCAGCCGACCAATCGCACACCAATTGCTCTTGAGAGGCACATTCAAGGCCGCAATGATCCGGGTGCCCATCTGTTCAATCGCCACGCGCCCATCACGCGAACCGCCTCGGCGGGCCATGTCGCCAGCTCGCCCGTGGGATCGCCTCCTGGGTGCCAGGTGACGTTGAGCAACAGGCGATCGTCGCCGTCCCAGCCCACGTCTTCCCAGAGCTCATATTCCGTGGGCCTGTAATGAAACGCAGACCCGATCAGATCGAAATTGGCGGGCACGATGTCAACGCCATTGTTACCGTCGTCCGGGCCCTCGGTCCAGTAGACGGACGCCAGCCATTTCCTGCCGGGCGAATAGCCCGGTTGCGCGACGACCTGGACTTGCTTGCCATCCTTCTGGCTGACCAGCAGCCACTGCTGGCTTTCATTGTATCCGACATTGACGAGAAACAATCCGTGCTCGGGAAAGTAGTCGTAAAGCATGTAATTTTTGCAGTTGTCGTAAGGGCCTTTTTTGCATGCCGCCGCCGTGCTGTCCGTGTAGGTCCTGGAAGCGCCATTGTTGAATTTCAGGCGGAGCGCGCCGCCGCGGCGAACCACCGACGCGCCAACCTTTGCGATGCAGGCGCTTTCCTGTGCCGGCGCAAATGGATTGCTCTCATAGCTCATTCCGTCCTTGTTGAGCGCGGGATGCTGGCAAACCCCGTCCCGGGGCGGGGGAGGCTGGTGAGAAGATTCTTTTGACGGAGATGTTGCATCCGGTGCAGCCTCTGCAATGCCGCTCGACGGCGACCGAATATTTTCTGCAAATGTCGGCCCCAAAAGCAGAACGAACAACAAGGCAACAGCTGAAGATCGGTGGATCATGCGGACGGCTGGATGTGAACGCATTTGTTCCCCTGCGTCGTGTCGTATCTAAATTGGCAGCGCTTGCCGCGGACGAACGGTCGGCCATTTCTGAACAGACTGGGTTTGAGTGTGAAGGATTTCGACCGAAAAGCCCTCTTTATCCCGGATGGCAATCAAGCCAAGCTTGGGGTCAACTTTCGTGACGATTCCTTCGATTGGAGAATGGACCGGTGGATTTTGCATGTTCTGGCCGGACTGATGCAATCCGCCGTAGTGAAATCCAGACCTCTGTGAGGATCGGAAGCGGGATACTCGCGTGGACCTTGAGCGTAAGGACTCGTAACGTCCGCGCTAAAACCGTCAAGGGGAGGAAGGATCCGGTCAAGCAACTCCTGGATAGCCGGGTGCGATGGCATTGACGACCTCAAACGTCATGGAAGGGGGGGCATGTGGATTTGTTGTTGATGGCGTACAGGTACCAGCAGTCCTTGTTTTTCCGAAAATGGTAATAGAACTGGACCCCCGTTTCAGGGATGCTCACCTGAACCACGGCACGAACTGCCTTCGGCTTCAACGGCGGTGGTGCGGTGGCCTGGACGCCGAAGGTCTCGTCATCGCCGCTATTCATCCTGGCCTCGTATGGACCGTTGGACCGCGCATCCTTGTTGGGATAGACGAAGCCGTTCTCATTGCGCGTGGGTATCTGGTCGAACGCTCTTATGTTGCGGACGACCACCTCGAAATCGTCATCGTACTCTCCGTATTTCAGCGGAAGGTGCGTAAAACGTCGCTGCAGGTCACTCCGCTCTGCAAATTCCAGAATAAACGCGCTAAAATCCTGAGACGGACACGCAACGTCTCGCGCGCCAGGTTGCGTCGCTGTCGACGTCGAAATCGTTGCCGCTTGTTGTGCGGATAGCGGGTAGGGCGAGCAAGCCAACAGCACGAAAATCCAGCAAAATTGCTGCACCCTTCTGCGGACGGGGTGGAAACCGGGTGCTGCAGCGACCAAGGGACTTTGCGGAGTCGCGCTTATGCTTGCGAGGCCCAGCCGCTTCATGAGAGATCGCAATGAACCATTCAAAGAGATGTCGACTGGCCGACCAGTAGTCGTTGGCCAGCCGGTGAAAACCCGGAATAGTAAATTCGTGTGATGGTCCCTGTCGGAATTGACGCCAGCATCGTCTGCAGCTTGCCGAAAATTCAAAGGCAGAATTCGCCAGAGGTCGAAGTGCGGATAGCGACACGGCATCGATGTTCTTCCGTTGGATTACAGCGCCCGGCCGGTAGCAACCTGAGCGGCACCGCCGGGAGTGACGGCCAAGCTTTGCAACCGAGTCAATACACGTTTGGGACCAAGCGCAACCCTTCGGAGTTTCTGGTCGCACGCGTGAGGCACCAATTTACTTTCCGCCTCCGGAGAGTGCCGCGCCTTGAAGGGACGCGCGGGGCGGGCTCGGCAATCTGCATTGCTCTGCTTCACGCGCACGACTGCAGTTTCATCTCCTGCCGCCGCGCCGCTTCCAGAATGAAGTCATCCGCAAGGCGGCTCAGCGCAGCAACGGCAGCAGCCCGGCCCAGCCGAATGGAAGATACGCATCCGGCGTTGCGGCCCTCTGCGTCGATGCTTGCTCCAGACCGGCGAGGGGACCGCGGCCGGCATTGCCGGTGAAGCCATCCTCGTCGTCGCCGGGCGCGATCATGGGACGGCGGCCATAAAGCTGGTTGAGGAGATCCTGCATCTGCGTGGGGTCGTTGAGGACGGTGCCGATGTCGGCCTCGGGTACGCCTTTCATCCGCAGCACGTGCGCGGTCAGGTTTTGCATTGTTGGCGTCGGTTGAGGCGCGAAGCCGCTGAATTCTCCCGCCGGGCCGGTCCCGGTGATCCGTGATGGCGTCGGATCACCGAACCACGTCGGAGGTCGATCGGGGGGCGGGGCTTCGATGGGCGCCTTTGGCGGCCAGCCGTTCAAATGTGGGATACTGTTTGCAGGGGGAGGCCAGTCCGGCGCCGGGTCCCGAGGGGTGAGAGGTTTTGCAAGGTCATCAAACCAGCCTGGCATATCATGGTCAGATCCGATCAGGTCATCGGGACCGTATGGGTTGGAACGCGGCTCGTCCGTGTAGGAAGCCGGGTTGGTCCAGTCAAATTTCAACCGGCCGGTTGAACGCGTCATACTCGTCTCCTCGGTTTGATAAGGACGCTGCCGGGCGATCACGGATAGGCCCCCAACGGCCGCCGGATCGCCACCGGGCGATCCGCAAAGCGGCGACTAACCGCCTGCCACCCGCAATTCCGACAAAATGCTTGCTCTTTCTAACGAATTGATATTACGGCTCGAAGAGTTTGCCTCATCTTCGGTTGAGCGGTCGATGGAGAAGAAAGAATGCTGCTCCGTGGTCTTGGCTGGCCAATCGCGCTCATCATCATCGTTTCCAGCGCACACAACTGTGCCGCCGGGCCGGCGGCAGGAGAGAGCCTTCGGGGGCTTGCAGAGAACAACGTCTGCCCGGGTGAACTCACGCCTCTGCGCGAGGATTTGGAGAAAAACAGCAAGCTGATCGACACGGCGCGAGAGCGCGGCGCACCACTTGCCGACGTTTGCAGATTATTCGGAAAGTTTGCGGAGTCCGAAATCAAGTTGATCGGATATCTAAAGGCAAACGCGGAGAGATGCGGAGTGCTGCCGGGAATTTTCGCTGACTTGAAGGCCCGCCATAGAAATACCGAAGCCAGGCGACAGAAGGTGTGCATGGCGGCACACCAGGCGCCAAGGCGAGAGCCTGTGGGACCGATTGGCGACTTCGATCACCTCGATGTCTTCCGGCGAGGTAAGCTGGACGGCACCGATCCTCGGCGCGTCCGTTGACGCCAGGCTCGGCGTTTCCGATTTCGGTACGGCTGGCTCGGCAGGATTGCCGGGTCGGCGAGGGCGGGTGGAAATACAGCCCTCCTGTCGGATCATGTCGTTCGTATTCGTCGTCCGACGCCCGCGGATTGCGTTGCGCCGGTGTCGTGAGGTCCATTGGAGAGCCGACGCGCGGTGGCTGCTTCGGGATCCGAACGGGATTCGAACCAGCAGGAGGACGGCTGGAGGGAGAGGTGACTGCGCCCTCCCAACCTGGGCAGGTGCGATGACGGGGCGTGCGCCACCGCACGCCTGCGAGAACCCGTTTGAATGAAGCGGCTTACAGGAACTGCAGCCGGCAAGGCGGCGCGGAAACCCGCTCATCGACGCAAAACCCGCCGTGCATCGCTGCAGGCGGGCTTCGATCGCGGTGATTGATTGTGGCGAACGTACCCCAAGAGACCGGACCAGTCTAGCTGAAACTAAGTTTCTTTTGCACAGCACCGGCGTCTGAAGGTCTGTCGCACAGCCTGCAGTCTTGGAGTGCGGCAAAGAAGAACAAGATCAGGGGCGACGGCGGTGGTGGTCTGCCGGCCGAGCGATTCCTTATCCCCCCATCAGTCGCTTCGCCTTGGCCGGGTTCTTCGTGCACCACGCCTCGAACTCATCCATCGGCATCCTCAGCAGCATCTCGCCGGTGATGTCGCCGTCGCCGCTATTGCCGCCGGTGTTGGACAGGCTCTTGTTGGCGTTCTGGCCGCGGGCGATGGTATCGAGCTTTCCTGCTGTATTGCCCTTGCCACCTTCGGCGCGGCGATAGCCACGCTGCTGCGCCAGGTTGTAGATGATCTCGGCAGCGCTCTTGTTGTTGCCGAGCGCTGTCTGAGCGATCGCCATCTCGTCCCTGGTCAGCGCTTCGTGCAGTGACATCGGATCGTCATAGCCGATCGCCATCAGTTCGGAGGCGCGGCTGTTCAGGAGATGATTGTAGGCCTCCTTGAAGTCAGGGGTCTTCGCCTCGAACCGGGCGGCATCCATCCGGTACGCCGTGATCAGGTGGCCGCGCTCGCCGTCGGCGCGCTTCTGGTCGTCCTCGGCGCGCAGCCGGCGCTGGATCTCGGCAAGGCTCTCGGTGGTGTTCTTCACCACGCCGAAGATGTCATTCTCGACAGTGGGGGCGGGGGCCTCGTATTGCGGTCCTTGCAGCCGCTCGATGATCGAGAATTTTCCGCGCAACTCGGCGAGCTGGGTTTCCAGCGCGCGTTTCTCGCTCTCGGTGGCCTTGCGCCGGCCGCGCTCCTCGTGCAGCGCAGACAGCGAAACCATCTTTTCGGCGCGGGTCTGTTCGCCTGAAGGCGGGCCGTCAGTCGGCCTGCCCTCGCCGGACGCGCCGCCTTCGGCTGAATTGCCGTTCGTGCCGGCGTCTGGGATCTCCGAATTGCCGCCGGTCTCAAAAAACTGGTTCTCTTCCGGCGTGAGCGTGGCGCCGAGATCGGTATCTGACATGTGTGTTTGCCTTGTGCCGTTTGCTGACGGTGCAGAGGCGCGGGGCGCCGCGCGCGAAACCCGGTGGTCCGGGAATTTTGCTATAACGTTTTCGGGTCGAGCATGCCGCCGGCGCCTGATCCTGGGGGGCTCCGGTTCACTTGAAGGCAAAGAACGAGCTAGCAAGCGAGCAGCAGAATTTCGGCCTCCCGCCGTCGCCGCATCGCAATTGCGGCCTGCCGTTGTAACTTTTCCGCCTCCAAGCGGCGGGCGATTATCTGCCGCGGATCCGGTTGTGGCATCATCGGCTCCGCGACTGACGGCGCGATCGGCGGTAACCTCGGCCCGGTCTCGTGAACGATCGGCGCCGGCGTCTTGCGGGTGATCCTGGCGAGTTGCCGGATCCGCTCGAGTTCCTCGAGGTAGTGGCCGATGCCGCCGTAGACCTGATCATAGTCGCCGCCGCTGCGGCGCAACGCGTATTCGCCGAGCGCAACGACATAGCCGCCGCCGTCGACGCGCATAGTGCCGGGCAGCCATGACGAACCGCCGCTGAGAACGTAACCGCCGGAGAGCGGGGGCAGCGAGGTCTGGAATGCAGTCGCGCCGCCGCTGATCGCATACGCGCCTGCCGGGGCGGCAAATGTCGACTTGAAGGCCGCCGTCTGTCCGCCGATGGCAAAGCCGTCAGCCGCGGCTGCGATCGTACCGGCGAACAGTGCGGGCGTGCCGCCGAGCGCGTAGCTGCCGGCGGGCGCGGGCAGCAAGGATCCGCCGAACGCGGCGTTGCCGGTGATGGCATAGCCGCCGGTGGTCGCGAAAAGGAAGTCACGGCCATCCGTGGCATTGGCCGCGAGCGCGTAGGAGCCGGCCCCCGCAACAAGAACCGAAGTAACCGCGCCCTGGTTTGCGACCTGGCCAAGCGCCAGCGTGCCGAGTGCGTCGAATCCGGGCATGTCAGTTGTTCAGATATTCGGTGATGATGACGACGCCGGCGGCACCGGCGCCGCCCGAAGTATTGCCCCCACCGTTGAAAGTTGATCCGCCACCGCCGCCGCCGCCGTATGATCCACCATTGCTGCCGCTGGCTTGTGACGTAACTTTCCCGCCGCCACCGACTGCGGAATTGCCACCGATGCCCGGCAGGGCAAAGCTTGTATTGTTGCCGAAAGCCAGGCTTGCCTGTCCGGCGCCACCCGTCGCCGCAAAATCACCCGTGCCGGCCGCGCCCCCGGCGCCACCTGCGCCAACGAACGCGCCGCCGCCCGGCTCGCCGGCGCCGCCGCCGCCGCCATTGGCGATGCAAAGCGTCCCCACGCTGGTGTTGCCGCCCGCGCCGCCGGCCGTGCCGGATGTGGTAC